TGGAGCGTCATTCCCTTTTGGAACGTGCAGCAAAGGAACTGGGCTTCAAACTCTTGGACACGGACTTTCCAGCCGATCTCACGGACAAGCATTATTTCTGGCAGATGCAACAGGTAGCTATCTCTGGCATCGGTTCAGTTGACTACCGCCGCATCTATGACAACTCGGATGCCAAGGACAAAATACGAGGTAAAGCCTCCTATATGTCGCTCCGAGATGCCTTATCACCGGACAACGAAGGCAAACGCATCGCCGTTTGTGCTACGGTGGCGGAACTCAGTGAAATTTCATACAAAGACAAGACAACCGGTGAAAAGAAGAAATTCTGCAAAATAAAATTGCAGCAAAACAATGACTTGATGGAACTGGTCATCTGGAATGACTTCTACGCCGCCCACAAAAGTGAAATCAACAATTTGAAGGACAAAATGACTATTACCACCTGTATAGTCAAGTATAGCGAATATACAGGTGCCAACAATCTACAGAATTATAAAACATCGCTATTATTCAATGTATAATATTCAAACGTGAGACCAATCATCATTGCCATTATCGGAGCTTCAGGTTCAGGCAAAACCTATGCAGCGAAGTTTCTGAAAAATGAATTGAATATCCCGGTAATAGTATCTTATACAACAAGACCTATTCGCTCGGGCGAGATTGAAGGAGAAGACCATCATTTTATTACCAAAAAGTTTAAGCCCCCCAAAAAAGAAATGCTGGCTTTTACTCGGTTCGGTGGATATGATTATTTCGCATTACATTCCCAAGTTCCACAAAAGAGTTTATGTAGCTATGTCATTGACGAAGATGGATTGGAAATGCTTAAACAGAAGTATAGTGACCGTTACTCAGTAATTGCAATTGCCATCAAATGTAATCCAAGTGCATTGCATCAAAGAGGGATAGAGAAAGAAAGGGTTCTACGTGACAAAGCGCGAAAAAAACTACCTGACCATTATTTCGATTCTATCATTTACAACAATGGTTCACTAGAAAATTTTAAAGCAAGTATTATTCATGAAATAAACAAACTACAACTATGTCAGCACCAAAAATAGAACCTCGGATTTATACAGGAATAGTTTTGGATTTCGAAACATCCGGACTGGATTGTACAAAGAATGCTTGTACCCAGATCGCAATGCAGGGTGTTAGGTTAGACACCTGGGAGGTGATAGACAGATACGTGAAATACTTTGCACCGTATAACAAACAGGAGTTCGGCACCACAGTTAAACGAAAAGTGCTAAAGAATAAACACAAATTGGAAGAGGAAGCGTCCGGTATTTCAATGGTGTACGAAGAAGCGGCACTGACCTATTCAGCCATTACAATGGACATGCTAAGATCACAAGGAGTCGATCTAAAAGGCATTGCATCAGAGGTTATCGAGTTTGGCAGGCGATGTACCCTCTCTAAAGGAAAGCAGACAAAGCCCATCATTATAGGACAAAACATCACATTTGATATCGGTTTTATTCAACAATTGATGAACTATGCCGGACTAACAAAGGAGTTCGAGCAGGTATTCGCGGGAACTATTGATTTCTATGGAAATTTTCAACCGAAATATCTGGATACAATAGACCTGGGACGTCTCACTTTCGCCAGTGACCCGACGATGATATCCTACAAGTTAGAGCTTATTGCGGAAAGATTGGGTATCGAGTTGGATGACGCTCATGATGCCGATGCCGACGTGACGGCGACTTTGAATATTGCAGTCGTATGTTCTAATCGTCTACGTAACAATACAAGTTGTAGTGATACGGCTTTACAAAAAAAGGAAAAGACAAGGGTACATTTTAAAATTTAGATTATGGAAAAAGATAATCTGAAAAAAAAGGAAGAAACTGTTTCTTTCAAAATGACTGATCGAATGAACTATGGAGTACTTTCTTTTGATGGGAATGAGCTCATGGCTACAATTTCGGGGTATGATCTCAATATAGCCTTTAATATGCGACTTATTAATTCTCTTGCAGATGCAGAAGCATGTGCTAATAGTTTGGCAGACGTATTCTATCAGGCATTAATGGAAAAGTTAATAGCTCAAAATGCAGATTTCATAAAACCCGTGTCTCCTAATCCCCCTATTCTTTAATAAAGAAACAAAGGAAGCTTGGTATTATTTCCAGGCTTCTTTTAAATAGAGCAAGTGCATATGAAAAATAATGAAAATAAAAAACTTACTGATGCAGAAGAAGAGTTCTGCAATTTATTTGTATTTGGATGCAGCAAGTTTGCCGGACAAGATCAGAAATGCTATAAAGAAGTTTTTGGAAGCAATGGAAAAAGTATTCCTATAGAAAGCAGACGGTTGTTATGTAAACCTCAAATCTTAGCACACATTAAGGATTTGGCTAATCAGTTACAACAAGAAACGGAAGCGCTGGCCACAAAACTCCAAATTACAGAAACACTAAAATCGGTTATGGAAGAAACAGCGTCATCTAAATATACCGATAAATTTGGTGTCGATCTATCTCCTGCCCCATTGAGAGCAGTTTCGGTAAATGCTGCTAAAGCTTTGATGGATATATATCCTATTAAACACACGCAGGAATCGAAGTTACGGATTGAAGGGGATAATGGTATCATCTTTAATGTAATAGTACCATCCTCAGATGAAAAACAACATGAAGATAAACATCAGTCGTAAGACTATAGAAAGAGCAATATATATACTTATCATTATTCACCTGGTGATTTACGGATTAACAGACAGCGAGGTTGCCATCAAAATGATACATGCGATTTCAGATGCATATTCAATTTTAATAACTAACCCATGATACAAGTGAAAGACTTTATAGAAAACAATTTTAGATCATTGATAATCATTACCTCTTTTATCGTTACAATGTATGTTCAACATGTCAACAATACCAGCCGGATTGTTGAGCTATCTAACAGGTGTATTACACTAGAAGTCAAAATAGAAGATCAATACGACAAAATAGATGCTATTAAACTAGATAAAGTTGTCTACGAAACTACGATGCAGCAGTTTACATCCATGCAAACCGATCTACGCGAAATGAGGTCTGATATCAAAGAACTATTAAAGAATAAAGGTTGAAAAAGAAATTTATAATATCAATCTTAATTTTTTGTCCCTTACAAACTACAAATCTATGTGTACCCGATTCAATCAAAATCAAGGAAACAGACCTATTTGATGATGCAGTAGATTGTATAAAGAAATATGAAGGTTGGCATTCTGCGAAGAATCACCCATACATTGGGTATGGACACCGGTTATTGCCTGGAGAAGCAATTGGAGCAAATATTTCTGAAACATTTGCCGATTCTTTGTTGAGACAAGATTTGCGTCAGAAATGTAGTGTATTCCGCCGTTTCGGGAAAGATTCTTTGATTTTAGGTGTATTAGCATATAATGTAGGAGAAAATAGACTACTGGGATATGGGAAGCGACTAAAAAGTAAATTAATACAGAAACTAGAAACTGGTGACCGTGATATTTATCATGAATATATCTCGTTTCGAATGTTCAATGGAAAAATTGTACCGTCAATTGAAAAACGCAGAAAAGATGAATTTCAATTACTATTTAATAAAACAAAATCAATAAAAACTAAAAGTATGATCAAAGAAGGAAGTAGTGTTGTTATTGTCCCGTCTGAGGAATTATCCAAAATGAAACTAGATGATCTCGTTGAAAAGAAAGGAGTTATCATTGAAGATTTAAATTATAGCCGCCGAAAATACAAAGGCTATATGATTCGTCTCTCTGAAAGTCCTATTCTTGGGGAATATGTTTGGTTCATCCCATCTTGTTCGGTAAAGGTAGATGAGTAAATTTAGTCAACTATTATTGGTATTTGTCTGCATTCTGTGTTTATCTTGTTTCTTTTTAAAAAGAAAAGTTGATAAGATTACCACAGAAAGGGACAAATACCAACAAAACACAAATACATTACTGTCTGACATCAAAAGGATTCAGATCGATTCATCTACTATGGCAATCGACGTGAAGACTCTCAGATTTACACTTGATGAATATAAACAATACAGGACAGAAGATGCCAAGTTAATCAAGAAAATGGGAATCCGGATAAAAGATCTTGAAGCAACTGCTAAACAAAATATTATAGTCAATGCTCCAATCCAAGCCGAAATTAGAGATACCTTAATCCTACGTGATACTATCTCACAGTATATTTCCACTGTCAAAATGAAAAATCCACACTTAACACTAAACTGTATTATTGAAAATGACACAATGAAAGGAACAATAGTCCTCCCTGTAAACTTGCATCAAGCAATATGGGCCGAATATAAGTATCGGTTCCTTTGGTGGAGATGGGGGTTAAAAGTCATACATCAGTCCGTCAGAAGTGACAATCCCTATGTACGGATCAAATATTCAGAATATATATATATGAAATAAAATTAAGCCATTCAAATAAAAAAACTACAAGCCATGTAAGACTTGTAGTTCCTTATTTCCGTAATTATTTATAATTTTTATGTGATTTACTAGTAGAGAATATAATTCCATTGTAAAACGGCTGGATCACGAGGATAATATCTTTTGATTGGCGTACCTTGGGGATATATACAATCTACATATATTAAATGAGTTGAAAAAATAGCTGGACTATTAGATACAACTTTATAACCCATACGATCAAAATTAGATATTTCCTCTCCTTGACCATTAGTATAAGGAGTTCCTCCACATAAGGGAGATTCGTAGGTATAAAAATCTTTACCATTAGTATTAATATCTTTTTCTATTGTAAGAAATTCTACTGAATAAATCCTATCTGGATCTACTCCTATCTTATCTGCATCAGCTTTATAAAATTTCATTTTTGGATAACTCTTTCTAACTATTCTTCGAGAATATCCAGTAACATTAGTTACTGTTTTGGGTATTATACTTTGATTATTTGTTCGATCGATAAAATCTCTCGTTTCAGATTCATCAAATATATTAATCCTTGGAATATCACTATCTTCGACCGACAAGACACCACCCACACCTTTCATTTCTTGATATTCTTGCCTTTCTTCTGTACAAGCAATCATGAATATCAAAAAGAAATAAATACTAATTACTTTTCTCATAAATATTTAATTTTTCAAACTATAGTTTTATGTTAAAACAACAAACAAAAGGAATAATAGGGTAAATAGTATGAATTTTATATTAATCCAATCATTAGTTTTATGTAATAACTCCCTAATGAATTTACATGACTAATACCGAATATTCAAAAACATAGCCAGAACCAGGTGCGGGATAATAGAAATTTTCATGTAGTTGAGTTGGACCATTTACATCACGGCAAACAATCTGTAGGATATATGTCAGCATAAGTGTTGTATTAGGATCACTTGGGCTTTCATAGCTCTCATAATCTCGAAGACATTGCCGTAATTGATAACGACTTGAAGGTTTTAATCCACATAAACGGGACTTCTTTGCACCAAAATATTCGTTATCGGCTAACTTTGCAACTGCTTCATAATATCTCCATGTGCAAAAGTAGGTTTTTCCTCTTTCTACTTGATTATTAACAACTCCACTCCACTGTCTATTTACTTCATCTGCTAATTCATTGTAAAAATTTATTTTCACCCACTTTTCACTTTCAACCATATGATAAATATCTGTATAATGAGAAACATAAGAGCGATTTTCAACATGAACTTTAGTTTGAATTATATTGGGCTTTTCAATAGCTTTCCTATATCCTTTATTTGCCAACTCTTTCTCAAGAACAGAATCCATATGTAAAAATAACTGATCCATGTTACTTTCATCATATACAATATCACCTGCTTTTTCTCTCATTTCCTCTGTGATATTAATAATCTGAGGATTTCCTGTTTGTTTCTGCTCTACAATTATATTCTCTTTTTGGCATGAGAAGAATATACAAATCAATAATAACAGTAATAAATTTGCTTTCATAACGTAAGTACTTATATATCAAATTGATTAAAATAAAATATAATCCCATTTCAACAAATCAGGAGATATTGGATACCATTTTCTTGTCGCAGATCCTCCAAAAGTTCCTGATATATAATATAGATGTGTAGATAACGTAGTAGGATTCCCCTCTCTTACTACCCTATATCCTAGAGTTTTAAAATCACTTGATTCATTTCCATATTTATCTACTAAAGGCTTTGCGCCGCAATTCG